ATTTGTCTACGAGGGACGGCCAGACGCTCACCGTGGAGAGAGAGGAAGGGGAACCGCAGGTAGGGGATAAGGCAAGCCCTGATGGCGAGTTTGTAATGCCTGACGGCAAGACAATCGTTGTAAAAGACGGTGTTATCACTGACATCAAGACTGACAGCAACGGCAGTGAAGGTGACGGTGAAGGTGACCGCATTGCGGAACTCGAAGCTGAAATTGAGGAGCTGAAAAAGCAAGTCAAGGAGCTGGAGCAGGCAAAAGCTACAGCGGAGGCCAATGCGAAGACCAAGGACGACTTGCGCATTTTGAATGCTGTCAAGATTGCCGGAGGTGAAAAGGCTTTGGCAAAGATTTCGAGCAGCTACAAACCTGAACCGCGCAAGCAGGAAGGTGGAAATGCAACAGCGAAAGCTGAAGATAAGGGCGAGATGTCTCCGATGCGACAGGAGATTGAAGCCCGCAGGAAAGGAACGTTTAACAAGAAGTAAAAAAGAAGAGAAATGACAAAGTTTTTTGAAAACATTAGCGTCAACCCGAAAGACGTAACGGATCTCAAAGAGGTTATCCCTTTGAGTATTGACCAAGATGAAGATTTCCAGCGTTTCACTGCGCTGAAAAAGGTTAAAAACGGAGACCCTGTGGCCTTTTTTGGTGACATGGACGATGTGGGTATCAAGGGAAGTGGTTGTGACCCTACGTATCAGGAGGTTGGTATCGCAAACTCACAGAAACGTTGGGAGCTGGGCGATTGGCAAATTCCTATTAAGATTTGCTATGAGAGCTTGAAGGGCACGATAGCCGAGTACACATTGAAGACGGGTACACCTGTCGGGGACTTGACGAGCACCGAGTTCATGACCTATATCATCCGCCCGGCTCTGGAGCGTCAGATGAAGAGAATGATTTGGCGTTTCGGTTGGTTTGGTGACACTGGCGCAAAAGACGTCGCAGGAGGTGGTGCTCTTACCACTGGCACAAAGACAGAACTTTTTACAACATGTGATGGTCTGTTCAAGCGCATTTTTGCACAGTGTACAAGTAAGTCAAGCCAGCTTACCGCTATTGAAGCAAATACGAAGACCTCTTTTGCAGAGCAGAAGAAGGCTATCCTCGGAAAGGGTGTAGCTACAGGCATTCTTGACAACCTTTTAATGGACGCTGACAGCCGTATATCTGCTGATAGTGGTGCGGTTATCTTGCTTACAAAGGGGTTGGCAGATGCACTGACCTACGACATCAAGAAGTGCTATACACAGATTATGCCGTGGGAGACTATTTTCGATGGTCTTGATGTAGCTACGTATAACGGTGTAACGCTGGCACGTGTGTCTATTTGGGACCGCATGATTGCGGCATATGAGAATACCGGCACGAAGCTGAACAAGCCGTACCGTGCGGTGTATGCTAATATCAATCAATTACAGGTTGGAACTGATGCCGACGGACTGATTTCAGACCTCGATATTTGGTTCGATAAGAAGGAGCGTAGAAACTACATCTACTCTACCGGTCGTATCGGGACACAGATATTGGAGGATGATATGTTCCAAGCTGCATACTAAATCGGGAGGACTGAATTATGGCAGGAATATGTGATAGTATTATCAGCAAGGGTATTGCAGTAGACTGCGAAAACCCTATTGTCAAAGGCTTTGAAGCTGACGGTATCATCTGCAATCGTGGTGATATTGATTTTTCCAAGAGCGTTTTTGACAATGACAACAAGAACGTCCTCAAGACGTTGATGTTGAAGAGTGGAAAGAAGGGCTACCCTGTTGCACAACAGGGGGCTACTCCTTTCAGTGGAGCAAAGACGAGCCTTGTTACCGGAACGTACAGAAATACGTTCACGAACGAGGTTCCAATTGCTGTGCTTGATAATGGTCCGGAGGTGGCACGTGACATCATCGAAGGGCTTGCAAATGGAACATTCGTGCTTATTTTGAAGAATGTCCATAAGGGCACTTCAGGGAAAGCAGAATATCAGGTGTATGGCTATTATCAGGGCTTGCGTGCAAGTGCTATTGATAATGAGAAGTACAGCGAAGACACCGATGGAGGATGGCTGGTTACTCTACAGGAGACCAGTGTGCCAAAATCTGCTTTGTTCTATTTCAATACGGACTCAAAGACTACTGAAACACAGTTTCAGAGTTTGTTAGGAAGTGCTGGATAATGAAGATAGAAGAGGCACGAAAAATCATAGAGAACTTGAAGGGGCGTTTTGATGCTCCCTTCGGTTCTTCTGATAAAGAGACAATCGAAGAACTATACTACGAGGTCACAGGTAGGTCGTTCGTCCCAACATCGTGCCAGCAATGCTATCATGATGCACTCGTAGAAATTATGTATTATCTAAATAAAAATGGGAAAATGGCAGAAAAATTAAATTTCAGATTGAAAGCTGGAGCAATTATTAATTGCCCTGCTTTTATGGATGGTGAGGTTTTTTCGAATGATAACCTTACGGACAAGGTAGCTGCAAACTACCTTAAAGCGTACCCAGAGCAAATGGATATGTTTGAGGCTATTCCTGAAGGTTTTGACCCTACGGTAAAAGGTGGGAAAACTAAGGATGAATAATCAGAGAAGGGCAAAGCTATGAATGTAAAGTCGGCAAAGAAACCACAGAAGCGCGTTGATGTAAATTTCCAACAGCGATTTAAGATGCAAAGTTACGGTGCGGATAATCTGTACCCGCAGAACATCATGGCCATAACGGGCGCATCAGGAACAGCACAGTTATGCCTTAACAGGTATGAGAAGTTCATCGAGGGCTACGGCTTTAATAATGAATATTTCTCGGAAATGGCTGTAAATCGTGAAGGTGTTACAATGGACGATCTGCTTCATCAGGTAGCTGGAGATGTCGCACATTTCGGTGGCTTTGCCCTTCATGTCAATTACAACGTACTTGGTCAAATCTCGGAGGTAAACTTTATGCCTTTCGAGCAATGTAGACTTGAAGAAACGGACGATGCAGGAAATGTAGCTCATATCCTTGTACACTGCGATTGGAGGGGTGATAAAACGAGGAACGGTCAAAAGCAAACGGTATCGGAAAAGTTTATCGGCCGTTTTGATGTATTTAACCCTGATACAGATGTGGTAACGAGACAGATTGATGCTTGCGGGGGAATTGAAAACTACAAGGGGCAAATTTTATGGCTTTCGTTGGACGGAAAAAATCAATACCCGGTACCACTATATGATGCTGTAATCACGGAAATATCTACGGACGAGGGTCTGGGAAATATCAAATATCGTAACGTCCGAAATAACTTCCTTGTTGCCTGCATGCTTATAGCGAAGAAAGGATCACCACGCATCAACGATAACGGCGAGGAAGAGGAAAGACAAATGATTGCCGATGAGGACTTGAAAGAGTTCCAAGGCGACACGAAAGGTTCTAAAATTTTATATGTTGAGCTTGAAAATGACGAAGACGAACCGAAGGTCGTACCGTTCCCGATCAGGAACTTTGATAAAGAGTTTGCCACGACTGATGAAAGTGTTATCGAGAGAATTTATTCACAATTTCATCAGGAGCTGTTCTACTCTATCCGCATCGGCAAATTGGGGTTCTCTGGGCAGGTCATGCAAGACGCTTACGAATACTATGCAGGTGAGGTGACGACAGAACAGCGGTTTATTGAGCGTGCATTTACAAGGGTGTTCGGCAGCTGGCATGATGTTACTATACCTCGCGACTTTTCGATTAGACCGATGAAATATATAAGTGCAGAAAATAACGACAAATTAAATGGAGAATAGAAAGCACATATTGACCGCTGAAGATTTGAAAGCGTATGTACGCCCAATTTCACGTCATGTTGAAGACGAAGATGTGGAAACTTTTATCCGTGAATGTGAAGATACGGTAATCATCCCTGCAATCGGACTGAAGCGTTTTAAGGAACTATGTCGCGAAGAAAATCGGTTGGGAGATGAAAACAAGATATTGCTTTGCGGTGGTGAATATGAAAATAGAAATGGAGAGCTGAAGCAATGTGTAGGGCTTAAGGCTGCGCTCTCCTACTTTACATATGCAAAGATGATGATGTCGGATGGCACTATCCTTACTCGTACAGGGTTGATGCAGCATAATGACAGCTATGCAGAGCGTAGCGATGATAAGAACAGGGTACGTAGGTATAATGATGTCATGAATGTGGCGGAAGAATATCTAAGCACGTGCCTTGCTTATCTTGCAAGCCTCAACAAAGGGAACTGTGAAAACAGTGAGGTTGGGAAAGTGAGAGGAACGAGAGTAAGAATTCATGCAATAGGTGATTGATGGTAACGATTGAAGATTTAAGGACAAAGGCTGCGCTGATTTTTAATGCTGTGTTGGCAGGAGAAAATACAGCTAAGCGTGTCGGTAGTGCATTCAACGACACGGTAGACCTTATCGAGCAGCTTCAAAAATATACTGGTGGTGAGGGGCGATTTATCAGTAAGGATAAGAAAGATGAAACAAAAGAGTTTGTTGCATTTTTGAAAGGAATAGGAATAGGGAGGTTATTTGATATAGACGGCGATGGAAATGCCCGACTAAATTCTGTTACGCTTGCTAAATTTCTGCGTTCTGCTAACTTTAACCCGTCTGAACAGGCTGGCTTTGGTATCACGCAACGGGAAGATGGGAAGTATCAACTTTCGCTCACCGACATCATCGTTTGGGGCAAAGCCATTTTCAACGAGTTGGAACTGCGCCGTCTCTCTTACGTGGGCGGCAACATGGTGTTCTCGGCCTGTGGCTCAAAGGTTACAAAAGTCGAGGATAAGGGCAGCACATGGCGATGCTATTTCCGCCAAGACGACGGCACCACGCAGACGCAGAACCTATGGCAGACGGATGACTTAGCACGCGCTGAAACCTTTAATCTGAAAGGGAAGACCAACCGTCACTACTGGCGCAGGGTGACCAGCGTGGGCGAGGACTGGATAGAACTAAGCAAAACCGACTGCGAGCAGGGCAGCGATGCGCCGCAGGTTGATGATGCGCTGGTGCAGATGGGTAACAGGACAAAGCCCGAACGGCAGGGGCTCATCATGGTGCGCACCACGGGCGAGCCCGCCAGCGAGGGCAAATCTGTGGCACTGCTCTCGCCTTCGAAAGTCGATATCTCGGCCAGCATCTTCCGCCTGCTATCTCCTTCAGGCTCGGCCATCGACCTGAAGGGTAAGGACGGACGCGACGGCAAGAGTAGCTACACGTTTACGCGCTATTCAGACGATGGTGGAAAAACGTTCACCAAGGCCATTCCGCTGAAAGCCACGGGCGAACTGTTTGCCGGCCGCAACATCTTTGCCCTCAATGCAGGATTGATTGCCGAAGCTGGGGCAGTACTTGATAGCAGCATTCATGGCGTGAAATGCACAAAAACAAAGAGCCTTAACCGCGTGGGACAGCTGTTCAAGCGGTTTGCAGGCAATCTGCCACGCGGTCAATTCCGCATCAGCGGGCGCATGAAAACAGATGGCACCACATTCAGTGTGAATGTGAATATGGGTGGTGTTAATGCGGGCGATGTTATTGCCACATCCGATTGGAAGGCCTTTAGTTTAGTGGCAGACAGACCGGGATATAGAGATGCACCCAATTATTGCTTTGTGGACTTCCGCTATGGCATGGCGCAGTCTTCCGCCACGGTGCTCAACCTCTACGTCGCCGACCTGATGATTACACAGGGCAGCGAGCATTATGACTACGCCCCGGCACCCGAAGACCAACAGTTTGGCTTGACACCCGGGCTGTATCTTGGTATCGCTTCATGGGACAAGCCCTATCCACCACTCGACCCACAGATGTATCAATGGAGCAGTACCACAGACAAGGAGGCGATGAAGAAAGCACTGTTGGCCATTAAGACGGCAGAAACGGCCAACAGTGCAGCCACCAATGCGGCTACAAAAGCCAGCGATGCAACCAAGCGAGCAGGCGAGGTGGAGCTGAAGATGCAGCCGTCTGCCCTGCGCAGTATCGCCAAACTCGCCA